AGATGATAGATTCAGTGTAGCCGCCATTAGTCGGCTCACAAATTGCGATAACAGGATATTTTCTTTTCATTTGAAACCCCTTTCAATTCGTTTCATTTTAGGAAAGCTGGCGAACAGTGTCAACCATTATTAACAGGTTTACCCCCTGCTCGAGGTGTCTTTGCACCGATATAAAAAAAGGAACGGCGGCTGTTAGGCCGCCGCTCCGGTTACTTACTCGGAAGCCAGTGCTTCGAGTGCTGCGTGTGCCGCATCCTGGAAGATGCGCGCACCGTGAAGCTGAAGTTGCATCCGCTCGTTCCAGCGTTCAGCGCGCTCTACCTGCGTGCTGTACACTTTGTGCGGGTCTGTAATTTCCTCGCGCTTCTGCTGCTCGTCGATTGCGCGCTGTATGAAGTGCGCATCGTCGAGCTTCTGCTGCGCCTCGGCAGCTTTGGTTGTTTGAAACTCTGCGTCCTTATCAGAGCGCCAGACTAGGTTCTCGATGAACCTTGTCCGAGCGTATGATAAGCTGCCATCCGCCGCAGGCGGATAGACGCTGTTCAACAGCGTCATGATGGCTTGCTGTGCAGCTGCTACTTCAGCTGCATAGTTGTTAACTTCTTTAGATACTTTAGCTACTTTCTTAGTCATGATATATACTCCTTAATATGACTTACTACTATATAGAGGCTAACTCCTCTACAATCTCTCCTTTGGCACACCCGCACGCGGATTTGTCTAGGACGAAGCCAGCTCCGCTGGGGCAACTAATTGAGAGTGACGCACTGTACACAGAAAAGAATAGTCATAGGTAGTAGTTTGACGACCGCGATCAACAATGACCCAGACCATTAGTTGTCTCCTAGACAAAACGAACGGGTGTGACAAACTGCTTGGATTGTGAGAGTGCCCTACTCGCCCTGGAACGCAGGCCGACGCGCCCACAGCCCAAGGGGCGAGGACGCTTGGCGGCCTTGGTAGTGACAGGGATGGGCTGGTAATTGTTCTAGGCAGAGCGTCCAGCAGGATGTGTAACGTCCCCCTCGATGGGGGGCGTTATGCATAAAAGCAATAGGTGTTGCAAAATTGCCACTTGATTTATGTTGACGAACCCTCTTAAACTCCGCTTTAGGAGCTTCTTCAGAAGCGACTAATAGGATTATGTGTTTGTCGAAGGATAGCAGGATGGTTAATAGCGTTGCTAAGACTGATAGTGGTTTAACTGTAAAGCAAGAGGCTTTGGTTGAACACCTCGTAGCTAACGGTGGAACGATAAAGGATGCGGCACACGCCGCTGGTTATGCTGACGGTGAGAGTGGAAGAGTAAGTGCTTCCAAAGCTTTAGCTCTTCCTCATGTCCAAGCGTATATGATGCAGAGGATTAGAGACGAGCTGGGGACGAGAGCTACTCTGGCTCTCTCAACGGTTACGAACCTAGCGCGGACTGCCAAGTCTGAGTATGTCCAGCTCGAAGCGTCCAAGGATTTGCTAGACAGAGCGGGGTTGAAGGCGCCAGACAAGCATATGCATCTACACGCTGGCGATATTAAGGTTGAGATTGATTTAGGCTGATGGGGGAGGGGGAAAAATGCGTTGCCGTAAGTTTGCAAGTGGTCCCATTCACGAATTATTCCTTCTCAAGGCTCGTAAAAAAAAGTATACTCCATTGAAGTCAAAATATATTTTTTAGCCAGAGGTGCGTCTATTGGCATATGATCCAAAGCAAGCTCTAATAATTCAAGAAGGTTTTGTTCCTTCCTTTTACTTTGATCACTTAAAAAAGCTGACCATTGGTGTTGGGCATCTCGTTCAGAAGGGAAGCCCCTACTACGAGGATAAGACTATTCTTAAACGCGCCAAGGCTCTGCTGGCAGAAAACGGCGGGGATATTAAAAAGACCAACGCCCTGCTTGCGAAAGACCCTTTCTTTCAAAGACCGAAGGAAGAGTTAATGAAGGTGTTTGATAAGGACTATGCCTATATGGAAGGCTTGGCCCGTAAGAACTACCCTGGATTTGACGAGCATCCCCAGAATGTTCAGGACTCCTTAGTCAACATGACCTTCCAGCTAGGCAATAAACCTACACGCTGGCCTAGTTTTAACAAGGCTTTGAAAGCCAAGGACTATGAAGAGGCCGCATACCACCTTGCTGACAGCGATTGGTTTGCAGTCCAGACCCCTAATCGTGCCGCCGCAGTCATTGACCGCCTTGCTTATGGCACTGAGTATGTTGAGCGGCCAGGGGAACAGAATGTTAATCGGACTTATATGCGTGATAACGTGCAGAAGCGGGTAAGCAAAAATCCGAAACACTTCCAAAACATGAAAAAAAGTGGTAGTCTTGGCGAAGAAGAGACCTCACCCCTGGGCAATCTATTCGATAAGGCATCTGATACAATGAGCAACTTGCTAAACAAAGCATACAACACAGTTGATCTTGCTGTGGCAGACGAGGGTCGCCTTACTAACAACAATGTTCCTCCTGAGTTGGTGGCGTATTTGCGCAGAGGTTTAGCTGACAATCCTGATGCTGTTTTTGTTAAGGATGGAAACTTTCCTATTCCTCTTCCAGAATATTTTGATAACGCAAGGTTTGATGGCTCGCGTGTTGTGTTTGATGATCTTATTGATATTGAGATTCCATTAGAAGATTATAACGCAGGGGATATTCCAGAAATAGAGTATGAGGATAACCCTTTGCTAGAGGTTGCCCCGTTAACTAATCGGCGCAAAATGCGACTAGACGCAGAGCTTGATCGTATTTATTTTGGAGAGCCCTATGGCTCGTGATCCTAGAATTGCAAGAGCTGGCGTAAGAGGCTTTAATAAACCCAAGCGCACACCTAACCATCCAACAAAATCTCATGTTGTGGTTGCAAAGGTAGGTGATAAAGTTAAGACTATACGATTCGGTGAGCAAGGTGCTTCGACTGCTGGAAAGCCCAAAGCAGGAGAGTCCGATCGTATGAAAGCAAAGCGCGCAAGCTTTAAGGCGCGTCATGGAAAAAACATTGCCAAGGGTAAGACGTCTGCGGCATACTGGGCTGATAAGGTTAAGTGGTGAATTAAATGGCTAGAGAATTAACGGCAAAAGAAATAGAAGCTCGTAAAATTGCGAGAACCGAAGTGCGAGGTCGCAGGGAGGCGAATACCCCCGATAGAGCACAATATCTTTCAGAGGGTGAAGTAAATGATGATCCTTGGTACAACAACCGAAGAGACAAGCGTTTCCGTAAACGCGCTGATGCAAAACAGAACAAGGGCGCCAAAAACGCAGCTGAAATGAACGCAAACGCAAGGCAAAGAACCCTGCGGAGTTTGGTTAAGAGGGCTTCTGACATTAAGAATTTAACAAGTTCTGACATTAAATCAATTAATTCTTTGGCAACATCAGCAGCAAACGACTATAAAGGCACTACTAAAAAAGATGAGTTTGCAAAAGTGTTAAAAGCTACTCCTGTTTCTAGAAGCCTTCTTTCTATTGTTGCTCGTGGTGCTCCAGTTATAGGGGCCGTTGCTGCCATGAATGAGTTGCGTAAGGTTCACAAAGAGATTACCGACAATCCAAAAAGAACGTATGGTAGCCAAACACTTCTTGATATTTTGATGAAGGACTAATAATGAGCAAGCTTTATAAAATTGATGGCGACGCGTATATCGGTAAAGACACAGTAAAAACACCAGATGGTCGT